AACTTTTTATAAAGAAGATGATGGTAAAGAAACTGGACCTATCAAAAACTTAGGTCAAATAGGATTACCATATGAACCTTTTGGAAAAATCGCAATTAAATTGGGAGAGTTTGGTGTGAACGAAGAAACTGTGGCTATAAAGATGACTGAAAAAGATATTGTAACGGCTGTTCATACTGAAGTAACTGAAAAATTATTTGAAGATGATGAACCTGATGGGTATCATCCGAATAGAAGACCTAATGCGGATAATGGAAAACATGCACAAGCTTATATTTCTGGTGTAATGGATGCAATGCATTTGGAAACTTACATAGATTTGAATGATGAAGATGATGATGCAATATTAATACAAATGGGTTTTAATGGTATAAAGCCATCTATGATTAGAAGTTGTATGGCTGAACAAAGTGGATATACTGGGGATTTAAGTACACCAAAAGGTAAGCGTGAACTTAAAGAACATCTTTTGAAAAAATCAAGAATAACACCTGGTGGTGAAAAGGTAAGTGTGATGAATGAGGGTAAAGAAGTTGAATTATTTAATGACCAGTGGAGAACCGCAGGTACTACTCAAAAAGTAGCAAGTTATTTTGGTAAAGATATCAGAGATTGTTTGCAGAGTAAAGCTAAAAAATAACTCCAAAACTATGTTTCATTTGTAATTTAATATTTATTTATGAATAAGAATTACAAAGAAGGATAGATGAAGACACAGTTACTTTGCACGTTTACAACAAAAGAAGAGTTACAAAACACTCTACAACAAATTAGAGAAATATATCATATAGTTTACAACTATATTTATATTCTACAAAACAAATCCAATTTAGAGGAATTGTTTATTACATACAACATAGATACAGCTTTTCAACCGGCAACTCCGTTAGAAAACACTATATTAATACATAGAAAAAAGGAATCTAATACCTTATACACAATTAATGCTCTTAACGAATTAGTTAAAGAGGAGAATGGTGGGGTATTGAACTCCAATTTTGTAATTGATTGGCCTAAGTTTAAGAATTCAATCATATTAACAAACGCAACCGGAACTAAAAAGATACAAACTCGTGTTTTTGAGGTAATATCATTTGGTGAGGAAAAAGAAGAAGTTACAACCACTAATTAAACAATATTTAAGAAATGTTATTAAAAAGAGGCGATAATAACGAAGATGTTAAGAAGTTACAAGCCAAATTGGGTTTAGAACCAATTGGTAACTTCGGTCCTAAAACGGAAGATGCTGTAAAAGCATGGCAAGCAAAGAATGGTTTAACTGCCGATGGTATTGTTGGACCTAATACTTGGAACAAAATTATGGGAGTTACCCAAATTCCAAAACCAGTAGCACAACCAACCGCTACTGTACCTGCACCACAACCTGTTTCATCTACACCGGTGGTAAGTGTAGCTGGATTGAATTTGGCAAAATTAAAAGGTCATATTCCTGATAATGTAATTGCAATGATTCCTGATACTGCTGCAAAGTTCGGTATCAATACACCGTTAAGATTAGCACACTTCTTAGCACAATGTGGACACGAAAGTGGAGGATTCCGTGCAACGCAAGAAAACCTAAACTATTCTGCAAAAGGTTTGATGGGTATATTCAAAAAGTACTTCCCAACTTCAGCATTAGCAGCAGCTTACGAAAGAAAGCCGGAAAAGATTGCAAATAGAGTATATGGTGGTAGAATGGGTAACGGACCTGAAAGTAGTGGAGAGGGATACAAATTCAGAGGAAGAGGATATATCCAATTGACTGGAAAAGAAAATTATACTGCATTTGGTAAATCAATTGGTGAAGATATGACAGTTAATCAGGATAAAGTAGCTGGTCCATATGCATTATTATCAGCAGCTTGGTTTTTTTCTAAAAATGGATTACATAAGATGGCAGATGAAGGAAGTTCGGATGCAGTTGTAACAAAGATTACTAAAAGAGTAAACGGAGGTACAATTGGTTTGGCAGACAGAATCAAACACTTCAAAGAATACTATCACTTATTAGCATAAAAAAAGGGAGGATTTATTCCTCCTTTTTTATTTCACAATATTTATAGTATATAATAAATATATTTTCAATGATTAGATTATCAAAGTTAGTAACGGAGGCAGATGATAAAAATTTCAGTAATCCTGCGTTAAATAAAAAGATAAAATACAAAAACTCCAAAGGTGAAGATACCGAAGGTATTGTTGGTAATTTGTTAAGATTACCCAAAGATAGTGCAGGTAGAATTGCTGCTGAAAAAACACTTCCAAAGGATGGGACACCAGAAAGAAAAGCAATAAACAAATCATTGGGTAGTGAAAAAGATGGAAAATCAGTACCATCAATTAATAATACTAAAAAAGGTGGTGATGAAAAAACACCGCAATCTGAAAAACCATCCTCAAACGAACCATCACCACAAGTAAAAGCTCAATTATTTACAGCAGACCCTGCTATGGCAGCTAGAATGGATACAGAAAAAGAAACACAAGCTAAAATAGCAGCTCATTCATCAGGTAGTGATGATGAAGCTGGTTTAAGAAAAAATGTAAAAACCGCAGTAACAAAACCAAAAGTGTATGTTAGAGCAATTAAAGATGGTATCAAAGATTGGGCGGAAGAAGAAAAGGCATTTTTTAAAGAAAAATTACATAAAGGAGATTCACCAGAAAGAAGAAGTTGGGGTCAGGCATTAAAAGATAAAGCAGTTGGTGCTTACCATGCACTTAAAAAAGGATTCAAACACGAAGTTCATACATTCAAAGAAGCGGCAACGGGAATTGCAATGTGGAAAGATGGTATTGATATGACAGAACCACAAAAGAAAGCAGTAAAAAGTGTTGCTAAAAAGTTTGCATTAGGGGTTGTACTTGGTGTTGCAACTGGTGGATTGGGTGCTGGTGCTAGCGCATTTGCCGCAAAGTGTGTTACTGGATTCATTCCCCATGTTGTTGAAGAAACTATTATAGCTGGTATTGGTAAAGCAGCATTATTTGCTGGTGATACTGATGTTAATGAAGAAAAAGCAATGGAACAATTTCTTTCAGTAATAGCTGATAATATAGAAAAAATGGATATACCAAATGAAATAATAGCAAAAGCAGTTGAAGAATACAATGCGGAAAAGAAAGGTGATGGTATAACACAAAATGAAGCTAGGTTGGCAGTTAATCAACTTCAACAATTAGTAAAAGAATCAATTATGAGATAAACAAAAGGGAGAACAAAAGTTTTCCCTTTTTTGTTTGGATTTGTAACAAATTATTACTATCTTTGTTACAATTATACGAAAAATATATCATTGAAAAAAAGTTTAAAAAAACATTTGGTAATCTCAAATATTCTTCGTATCTTTGTAAGAACGTTATATTTATATAGGACGTCGGTGTAGGAAAGACACCCAAATAAAACCATAAATCATAAACTCTTAAAACTTAAAAGAAATGGCTATTAATTTAGATGCTATCAGAGGCAGACTGAACAAACTGCAATCAACCACATCGAAGAAAGTAGAATTGTGGAAACCAGCACCGGGCAAACATCAAATCCGTTTAGTCCCATATAAGTTCAACGAAGAAAATCCTTTTATCGAACTTTATTTTCATTACAACATTAACAACAAATCTTATTTATCTCCAATGTCATTTGGCAGACCTGACCCTATTGTAGAGTTTGCTGACAAATTAAAGCGTATGGGTGATAAGGAAGATTGGAAAGCAGCGAAAAAGATGGAGCCGAAACTTCGTACATTCGTACCAGTATTGGTAAGAGGTGAAGAAGGAGAAGGTGTTCGTTTTTGGGGATTTGGTAAGACTGTTTACCAAGAAATCTTAGGATATATGGCTGACCCAGACTACGGCGATATTACTGACCCAACAACTGGTAGAGATATCACTGTTGAGATTGTATCGGCTGAAGATAGTGGTACATCATACCCTGTTACAACAATCAGAGTAAAACCAAAAGAAACACCATTGGTAGAATCAGCGGAGGACACTAAGAAATTCCTTACAAGCCAAATGGAAATCACAGACCTTTATCAAGAATTAACTTATTCAGAGTTGAAAAGTGTGTTAGAGGGATGGTTAAACCCATCGGCAACTGGTGATGATGAATTAGATACATCAGTATCAGCTCAAACATTATCTTCAACGGCATCACCTGCGGAATCGGTAATTCCAACACCAACACCGAAAGTGGAGGCAGTAACGGAAGCACCAACACCAGCTAAGAAATTAGATGATGTAACATCCGCATTTGATGACCTTTTCAACAACTAAAATAAGTTATTATGGCAAAAAAGGAAATTGAGTTAGCAGATATACTTGCTGAAACTCTAAACAAACAATCTAAAGACCAGAAAGTGGCATTCTTTTTGGATTCGGATGAAGCACCTACAAATGTAGAAGGTTGGGTATCAACTGGAGCATCATTGTTGGATGTGGCTATCTCAAATCGCCCTTATGGTGGATTGCCTGTTGGTAGAATTACCGAAGTTACTGGGTTGGAGCAGAGTGGTAAATCGCTCTTATCCGCCCACCTTCTTGCCGAAACGCAAAAGTTAGGTGGATTGGCAGTATTAATTGATACTGAAAATGCAGTAAGTGCGGAGTTCTTAAACGCAATTGGAGTAGATGTATCTAAAATGCTTTATGTAGCAGCTGAAACTGTGGAAGAGTGTTTTGAGTACACCGAAACGATTATCGAAAAGGTGAGAGTTGCATCAAAAGATAAGTATGTAACTATCGTAGTGGATTCGGTAGCAGCAGCATCAACTAAAAAGGAGATGGATGCTGATTACGATAAAGATGGATACGCTACCGATAAGGCAATTATTATCTCAAAAGCAATGCGTAAAATCACTAACTTAATTGGTAGACAGAAAATCACTTTGGTTTT